CTGTTCTGTATTCGGCAAAATCTTCTGTTGACATACCCACTGATTTCCCTTCACTATCCTTCAAATAAATTTTTGTTGGCATATACATAAGATTGTCATCCCAATCAAATGCGTAGTATTTCATAATAGGTGTATGAGCATCATCAATAATTTCATTGATGATTTGTCTAACTAAATTTTTATAATTCATATTAATAAATATTACATAAAATAAAAAATGGGGATCAATGACCCCCACTTTATAATAACCTTTAATTTATTATACATCATCAAACGACGCACCAGTTGGTGTAATGTAGAATGTGATATCAATAAATTCTAAAGATTTTGTTGGTTTGATGTAGATTTTACCTACCATCTGATTTTTATCCAAATCTTCTGTATCATTAGATACTGTTACTCGGAAATCATATAAACCTCTATCTCTTCTAATTGAATCTAAGATTGGGTTAACAGCATTCAAGAAGTCTTGTCTTACTTGTTGGTCGTTTTGGTCAAACAACAATCTTACAGAAACAGCGGAAATCAATTTACGAGCTTGTAATAACAATCTTCTTACATTGATTCTATCAAGTGCTGATTCTCTTACTTGAAGTGTTTTGTTACCCCATATTACGGTACCTACATCAGCAAATGTTGCAATTGGGTTAATTCTTCCAAGGTAAAGAACATCTCTATCTTCTTGTGTTAACTTCTTACGGGCTTTAATTGAATTAACAATACCACGAGTATAACCAGCAGCCGCAAACCAAGGGAATGCAATGTTGTCAGTTAATGCTAAGTTTCTTGTTACTTCAGCCGTTGCTGGAATATAGATTTGTGTGTTATTAACACTATCTCTTGTTAACACCCAAGGATAATATGTTGCAGTATAGTTTGAATCGATTCCAGTTTCTTCTAACAAATCAACAGCTTCTTGAGGGTAGATAAAGTTATCACCATCAGTTGTTGATGCAACGAACATTTGATAATCTGGCATTGTTGTGATATACAATGAATCAGCTCTTTCATTTTCAACCATATCGATTGTTTTTTCAACTAAATCACTATTATTATATAAATCAATACCTGGTGTTGTGAATACATTGATGTTTACAGCTTCTGGATTAGCAAAAGTTCTAATACCTAATAAGTAAGCATAATAATCTGTATTTCCATATTCAACAGAACCATCACCGATTGCAATTTGTTTAAATAAACCATTACCTTTTCCTTTAGGGAATCTTAAAGAAGAACAAGCACCATTTAAGAATCCTGTCCTACCTAATGTGTATTTATCAGCATTTGTTCTATATTCTCTGTATATATCCCAACCATCAAATCCACCATAAACCATAACCGTGAATTTTCTTGAATTTAATCTGTAGTAAGGATCTGTTGGGTCTGTTGGTTCAGAAGAGAACGAAGCGTCTCCAACTTCAAATGCTGTAGTACCACTTGATGCGAAAGCACCTGAAATTGTAATACCACTCGCAAATTGGTCCATATGGAAACCTTTAGTCTTGAAATCCCAATCAAATGGTTCCCCAGTACATAGATTAAATGGTTTTCTTTTTCCTTTATATTGGAAGAAGTCGGTATCAACACCCCAATAAGAACTAAGACCTAAATAAGTTCTTCTAATGTTATCACCAGGACTTGTGAACGCATCGTCACCACCACTTGATAAACCAAAAGGAGGGTTAAATACTAATTCACCAGGGATAAAATATTTAGTCTTATAAACTGGGAATGGAGATTTTCCACCTGGATATTCTCTGAATGTATAACCTTCAAATCCACAAGGTATTGCATCAATAGGCGCATCTTCGTTCATCTCAACAAGAACGTATCTTGATTTCAATTCATATTCACCATCTAATGTACCAATTTTTTTAGCAATAAAGTTATTTTCTTGAGGATTCATAGAACAATTAGTGAATTTTTCTAATACAACTGGGTTAGCATCAGTATCAAAATAATCTCTAATTAAAACAGTAAATGTTTCATTGTTAAATGATAGGTCAGTTAATGAAATTTTAACTTCTGTGTTTGCACTATTACCGTCTGAAATTGTGTAAAACTTAAATAGATTATAAACTTTTGTACCTCTTAATTCTGAAACAACCCAAGGTGTGCTAGGTGATTGGAATTTTTCTAAGTAATAACCAATACTACTTAAATCATTACTTTGAGCACCTTCACTAACAACTAATTCAGCACTTAGACCTCTAATATAACCTTTACTCCAAGCATAGTTAAGTAGGTTTAAATAAGATTCTTCAACCATTAAAGGAACTTGAGTTCTTGGTTTTTCAAAGTTACCACGACCAAATACTTTGTTAATATTCTTAGCGTCGTTATTTGAAAGTGAAACTTCAAAAGCAAAATCAGTACCGTCATAGTTTGTAGCATTAACACCAAATGGTAAAAATGGATTTTTAAGAACACCACTATATTGACCGGTCATATCTATAGTAACATCTGTTACACCTGTTACTTCATAAACTGGGTTTGTTCCGTCTGAATAAGGTGAAATACCTCTTGATCTTAATGTAGTAATAATCAAGTCATCGTATTCCGTAAACGATGTTCCAGTATAGTAATATATCATACCAACAACTGAACCTGTAAAACACACATTTGGTGTTGGTGGAACGGTAGTTGTTGTTGTAGTTGGTAATATTGGGTCACAAATAAATTGTAAAGTTATAGTTACATCATTAGGGTCTAATTCTGCTGGGTCACTAGATACTAAATTACTTATTGAACCAGTACCTGCTAATCTTTGGTAATCATCATTAGGGAAACTAACAATTGTACAACCACTAACTTCACCAGCATCTATTGTAACTGAATCACTAATTAATATTGGCAATCCACTTGTTACATCAATTGTTGCATCAAATGATAATGTTACGTCATTTGGAACTGGTAATGTTGATGATAAACAAAACTGAACAACAATTGATCCTGGTGCGACACTAACAACTAAATTGTAAGGACCAAAATTTCCAGTCGTTGTTGTAGTTGTTGTTGGTAATAACAACGGGTTAAAAGGATTTACCAAACTTGTATATACATTTGTTTGTTGTAAATTATCAACCGATGTAAAGAATGAAAATCCAGAATATAAACTATTACCAGCATTTTGGAATAGTGCATAATACCAAGAATCATTTTGTGGTGAACTTGGGTCAGAATTTTCGAATACAACATTATCAACAGCAAAAACATTTGTTTCAGCCGTGTAACCACCAGCATATAAACTATTATAATCAGCTTGAGGTATAGAACCAAAATATCTTATAAAATTATTTTGTGCTGCAGTTGGGTTACTACTATTAATAACATCAGAAATTAAAGCATTAATTTGTGTTTGTAATGTAGATAAGTCCCCATCAAATTCTTCATAAGAAGAAGTTAATATGTTTTGAATGTCGCTTGGAAAGTTTGTTAAATAATTAACAAAACCAGTTTCCAAAGTACAAGCACTAAAATTAACTGTAAATGGTAATTCTTTTTTAATTACACAAGCTGGTTCACATAAAACAGTACCAGCACTTAAACACCAATAATCTAGTGTCTTTGGGTCTAAGTTTGCTTTAGTCATTATAGACCAAGAAGGTCCTGCGTCATAACCAGATAATCCTAAAATTCTGGTAACAAACAATTGATTAGATTGTTGTAGATACGCTTTAGCGATATATGCAGATTCGTATTTTGGAATCTGTGTGTTTACAAATTTTTCTGGTGATGTTCCACCAAAATATTGTTGGAATTCGTCGAAATTTCTTACAAAAATTGGTTCAAATGCAGGACCCTTAATTGTTTCTCCGGCGATTCCCAAGGTTGTAACACCAACACTTTGAGCGACAAAACTCAAATCAACTTCTGATGTATAAACCCCTGGTGATACAAAAACTTTACTGTTAGTAGCCATTGTCTTTATTTAATTTATTCATTTATTTTAATATAAATATTAGTGTTTTCACTAAAAACTTTACTTATTATAAACTATTTATATTTTGGTATGATTTTTTTCTACCTTTTTTCTACCAATGTCAGAACAACCAAAAAAGATAAAAAATTTAAAGATTGATAAGGACGTTCACGATGTCTTAAAAAAATATTGTGATAAACGTGGACTTAAAATGTATAAGTTTTTAGAAAGTTTAATTTTGGAAAAATGTAAAGAAAAAAAAGATATATACGGTGAAGATTAATTTAGGGTCTCAACGTAAACTAAACTAGCAGGTTGGGTTGCATCTAATCTAACAATTTGAAATAAAATTGTATCATTTGTGTTAATTTGTATTTCAGTTAAATCATTCCCATAATAATCACCATTTATATAAACTTGGAACGAACTAATGTTATTTGATTGAGTTAGACTCATTTTAAATGTATAATTGAATAATTCTTCAACCTCATCAGTTGTTACTGGAAATACAACATCATAAACCGTAGGCTCTGGTGGTTGACTTCTTTTTTGTCTTTTTTTCTTATACGGTGTTTCAGTTTCAAATATCTGGAACGATCTTGTTATTGCCGGACTAACTTCAAACTGGTCTTCATCAATTAAAAAACCCATCATTGTAAATTCATATTTTTGGATATAATATTTTCGTTTTTCCAAATCCATTACAGATTCATCAGAAATATTATTCATCTTAATTGGAATGTAATGTCCTTTAATTGTTTGGTATGCTTGTAACGAAGAAAATTTTTCAATAACGGTCTGGTTAAATTTATTAACTTCACGCATTCTATTACATATAATCGCAACAGTATAGGTTATATCAACTGGAACCGGTTGAGGTATTTTGTAAATGTCGTAACCATTTTTATTACCATCCCAAGTAGGTACTTTAGCGTAAAAATATAATCTTCTATTTGGTATTGTATAAACTATCGAAGGGTTGTTACCATATTTAACTTCTGGTGTTCTAATTACAGTAATAAATGGCGGTTCAGTATTTTTATCTATGTTTTGAAAATCCCAAGTTTCTGTAAATTGTGCCCAGTTTTGTGTTGTGATTAAAATATCAATCATAGGAATTGTCTTACCCTCAACAACACATTTTAATTCGTCACGTACAAAATCTAAAAATCCCCTATCCAAATCTGCGTGTAATAAACTTTTTGGTAAAAATGTTCCATCCGCTTCTATCATATCACGAAGTTCTCTTCTTCGTGGTAGAAGTGTTTTAGATTCTGTCAAAGGAATATATTTTTTAATTTTTTTTGGTAAACCCATTATCAAAGTGCTCTAAATTCATTAGGTCCGACTGGTGCCGCAACAATTGTTTTATAAAAAGGACGATAACCTTTATATGTATGTTTAAAATCAGATATTACTCTACCGTCATTTACAACTGTGTAATACCTAACAAAATTTTCTGAATCATAATACCCAACATAATCCCCAAGGTCAATATCTATTCCCAATTCTTCAAGTGTCTTTAAATAAACAGAAATTGTAATGTTCCCAGGTTCTAACTGAACATTTTTAGTTGACCCAACATTTTTATTTTCTGGTGTTGCAATTTGTACAAAAGCGTTAAATTCAATAGGTGGTAAAAATTTAACACCATCCGAAACAGTTTCACCATAAACATCATCTGTTTTTGTCTTTAATTTATCAACTTTATAAAGAACACAAGTGAAGTTCATATCACCAATTAGCCATTCCTGACCCATTTCTATTTCAAGGTTAAAGTCACTATCACCAAAAAATTTACCTAATCTTGTTATTGGAACTCTATTCTGCATTTTGTTTATTTATTGATAAATATTGTTTTTATTATTATTTTTATGTATAACTTTGAATTTTGGAATTACAAAAACAATTAATAGAATACAAAGCTCTTGATTTATTGGATTCATATAGTGGTGCCAATAACCATATTTTGTATATGAAAACCAAAAAGGAAACTAATAAAAAGTTTTATCCCACAAGAACCCAAGCCGAATACGTTGTTGCGTATTTTGATACAAAACCAAAGGTTGCTCGTAAATGGGTTGAGTTAGATCCTTACTTTGCAAAGAAGTTCGCCCAAGAAAGATATTTGTTTGAAACTCCGGAAAAAGTTTATATTGAAAAATTACTTGTTGAAAAAGATAAGTCATATCATATCTGGGGTAAATTTTTTGAAAAAGATAATTTATCTGAGTTTTGGGTACCTAAATCATCTTTAATTAAATCACAAACGGTAGATGAGGTTATTATTGATTATTCTAAATACAATCATAGACCACCACTTTCACATCAAAAAGAAGCAATAGAAAAACTTGTTGGGTCCAGAAGATTTATTTTGGCAGATGATATGGGGCTTGGGAAATTTTTACCCATAAAAACACCAGTTTATACACCAACAGGAACTAAAAAAATCGGTGACATTAAAATTGGTGATAAGGTTATTGGTAGTGACGGTAAATCCCATAATGTTATTGGTGTATTCGCACAAGGAATAAAGGAAACATATAAAATCACATTTAATGATGGGTTTTCAATTTTAGCTGGTGACGAACATTTATGGTCTGTGTCATCACCCAATTATGGTAAAAATAGAAAAAACGAAAGACTAAAAAAATCTTTAGTTTTATCAACAAAACAAATGTATGAGGGTGGCAAAATTAAAATTAAAGGGGTTGGACACAATAAAAATAAAGAGTATGAAATTGAAACACATTATAAACACTCAAATGGTAATAATAAGTGGCAAATACCAATCGTTGACCCAATTCAATTTGAACGGGGTGATATTCTTCCGATAGATTCTTATTTA